TGTATCGCCTACGCCGCTCTTTAGTGGTGTAGGGGTACACCTTGAGTGTCTGCTCTGCGGAACACAGAGAGACTAACATCAAGGGGGGAAAAGATGTGGGATCTCCCATCATCTGCCCCGTGGAGGTAATCGTCCCAGGAAGGCCGTTGAGCATGGATAGCCAATCCGACCACATCTCTAAGATGTGGTCGGCGTGGCCCAGCCCATTCCGGCCTCTTCTCAACCTAGAGGGCCTTAAAAGGTCATCATCTAGGAGAGGAGCTCTCGAGTACTCTTCCAACAAGGCCGACGGTAACAAATCGTCGGGCTTGGAGGAGAGGATTTTCTTCGGACCAAAAAGCTTTGGAAACCAACGCTTGTAAGGAAGAAGGCAGGGGTAGCGTTCCGCTAACTCCTCATAAAATCCTCTGGTGAGCCACTCCGGGTGCAAGTCGGTGGCGGCGGTGCAGTCCTGGGATTCCCAAGGACCGTCCTCCCCCCGCATGTCAACCCGTAGGTCTCCACCAAGAGCCTCTGAGAACCGCGGGTCCCTGATCATAACATGATCAGCGACTCGCCTAAGGATTTGTTGAACAAGGTTCACTGCAGTAAGACTGCAGGTTGGAAACCTTGTCTTCAAACCCTTTTCCTCCGCGACTATCGGAAGGATGGGGACATACACTATGGATTCCATAATGTATTCCACCCCAATCCTCAGGTAGTCTTGGAGGTAAGCGCCGCATCCTGGGAGTTTCCTTTCTAGGTCATCCCAGGGTCCCCTGAAGAGGTTCTCCGCGCCGTCCCCACCCCCCTTCATTGATGAGGGGTGGAGGGCGTCGCTGAGCAACTCCAGGTAGGAACCGTCATTGTCGTCACTTAGTGACGGCATTAGTACGGCAGCGCGCTTCTTCTTAAGGGCATAACCGAGCAGCACAATGTGCTGAACTCCAGCCGTGTGCCCCCCCCTGCTCCTAGGGTAACCTAGCGCAGCATTGGCGGAGGGCATGGTGTAAAGTTCCTTGGGACCCAATTTGGGACCCCAACGCTCGACATACTCCTTAAGGAAAGGCCTCCAATAGCCCGGCTCAGGCTTGGGCTCTGATGTCAAACGTGACATGAGAGCGTCCAATCCTGACGGGTCTTTGGGGGCGGGCGGAAGAGCCCTTGCAATGTAGGAAGCCATCATTGCAGGTATCTTCTGCTCGAACACTAGAAGACGACCTTGGGGGCGAGAGCCTCCAAAGTACCACGATCTGCAAGCTTGGGCCTGTGCCTTAGCTCGCTTCGCCGCTTCTAACGGGTGGTATACCAATTGGTTACGGAACCTATTCACACCCTGCAGCCTTCGGCTGTTAAGAGTAGGTGAATACCCGTACTTTTTGATATACCATGCTCGTTCTTGCTGGTATCCAGTAAGAACGGCATCCCACGTAGCCCTCATAAACGCGAGAACTTCTTTGTTACGCAAATAGCGTCGCAAAAGAGGATTCTTTGCATCTGTGCGTAACGCTTTCGCTACGTACCGAAGCACATCCTCCGCCCAAAGGGCGTAGAACTCGTGGTTTGAGAGCCCGGGGGTTCTCTGGGGAGGCGATACAAATAGTATCGCCTTGCCAGAACCTTCGATTTCATTACCTGTGTACCGGAACTTCCTGCAAAGTGCAAGAACTTCCACAGGGTACACAAGCAGTGGTTTAAGCCGGCCATGAAGGGAAAGCCCTTCATGTGTGCGATAATACCCGTCAATTGACGGCATTTCCACAGTACCGAACTTCATCCACATCTCCGGTGATTGTTCATCCGGGGGATTGAGACCTCCGGAATGAACATCGGCATGGCCCAAGGACACATTTGTCTTGGGCTTCCGCCGAATTCTCTTCCTAGGAAGAGAAGAGGGACTCTGTTGAGAGTCCAGGGAAGGTTTACCCCCTCCCATGATGCCATCAGGATTCCTGGTGGTAG